CCACATTCGGCACTGAATTATCTGACGCCATCAGAGTTTGCAGCACGGTGGCGAAATGGAAAATGTGAAGGTAAACAAACCGACATTACTAACTGACGGTTGTATCTAATCCTGGGGGCAGGTCACAGGAGGGAGGAAATGAGGGATGGATTTTGCTTAGCGGTTCAGGGTAAAAAAAACCCGGCCTGGGCCGGGTTAGTAAATTATGCAGTGAGAATAAGAATACGGTCGGCTAACTTGTCGAACTGATAAGCAAATTGGTCACGGCTTTCCCGCATGGTGTTTAATGCATGACCAAATTGACCTGCTTCGGCAATTTGTTGATTCGTTAACGAGAACACAGGTGTTGATAAACGTTGGCTAATAGCTATCAACGAGTTGAAGTCAGAAATATGGGCCAGATTATAGGCCGCTAATTCTGATTCAGTCTGAGTTAACGCCTCTTGTACTTTCTCTCTTGGCATAACACAGTTTAATTCTGTTAACTGAGGAACCAAAATGTTATCCACGGCTTGGCTAATGTTATCAATCCATTTCTCAAAGGACTTCGCTGGAGAACCGTTACGAGGTCGATATCTTTGCTGGATCGTCCCTAAGAATTTAGGACTGTTTCCAATCGACCTGGCTGCACTTGCATGCGATTCATTTTGTTCTTTGAAATTACGGATTTCACGATACCATTTCAGTATATTAGTCGAAAGTGAACTTACAGCTTGCCAGCAGAAGAAGTCCGGAGCAGTAGGGACAATAAAGTAATCACTAGACATAAGCATTACTTCATTTAAACCGCCAACATTCGGGCTAAGGTCGTACAAAATATAATCAACTTCATTATGCGCAGCTACAAGTTGCAACAGTTTAGGAAGGTTGCCAGGAATATTTCTTGTTGCAGGGATACCTGCAGCGATTTTAAGGGAAACACTGATTTGCGAGTCAAGATCCGAGACGCTTAAATGCCCCGGTAAAAGGAAAAGATTATCATTTAATGTTGGAGTTAGCTTTCCTTTATCTTGGGAAAGATAAGTCTCCGGTTGACCACCATTTATGAGGTAATCGACAATTGGTCCCATCGTCAAGTTTTCACGACTCTCGTAAAAGCTTTCAAGGCCTTCGTCCATTTTCTCAAAACCCAGAACCATTCCACTTAGGTTGCACTGAGAATCCAAATCAACCATTAAGACTTTCTTGCCTTTGCTTGCAATGCTCCATCCTAGATTGAAGGTTGTAGTCGTTTTACTTACTCCACCCTTGTGGTTGAAAAAACAAATTGACTTAGGCAAAGTCACATCTCCAGAAGTACGCTGTGTAGCCATAATTAGTTCCTTAATTATATCACTAAACAATCTATTTTTCAGATGAAGCGATTCACTGCTTGGAATATCTCGACAACGTTGAAAGCAATGACATTCAAGTGTTTGTTTGTTTTGGAGTAATCAGTGACATCTACATAGAAGGTTGTTAATCACTCTCCATTATTTCTTAAACGGCCTTTCATATACTTCTCATACAATTCATCAAGTTCTTTAAGACGAAGCGCAAAGATGCGAAGCATATTTTGCTTTTCTTCTTCAGGCAGTTGGCGATAGAGCTCAAGCAATCGTTGTTCGTCAGGTTTGATGCCATTTTTTTCGCCGACGTCCTCACCGAGTAGCCAGGCAACCGATACTCCTACTGAATCTGCAATAGCAAGTGCGGATTTCTTACTAATCACGCCTTTTTTGAACCAGCCGTTAACGGCCTGAGGAGTGACTCCGGCTATGCGCGCCATATCTGCTTTGGTGATGCCTCGGTTAGTGATTTCTGTGAGGCGATCCACCAATACTAAGTTGGGTTCTTCTTTTCTCATATCGGCATTGTAAATATTTGGTTTATACATGCAATACACTCCGGGTTTGCATTGAGTGTAAATCTGTGGTTTACTCTGGCTTTTAATATGAAGGTAAAGAAAATGTCCGCACTTGATAAAGCAATTAGAGCTGCTGGGTCTGCCAGGAAACTAAGCACTGCACTTGGAGTAACAAGTATGTCCGTAAGCCACTGGAAGAATCGTGATCACGGGGTGGTACCCCCGCATTTCATTTTTCCCATTTTCAAAATGACAGGCGTAACTCCGCATGAACTTCGCCCAGATCTCTACCCAAACCCAACAGACGGTTTACCTAAACAGGAGCCTTAACTATGCAAACTGTTTCATTTCAACAGAGTAGCAGAGCTTCCTCTAATCCCCTGATATTCCAGTGTCATCAAAGCGAATCGGCAGCGCGGGATATTGATCATCGAGATATCTGCTCTGCGGTTCGCGCTTGGGCAGCGGCAGAAGGGCGCGTAGCTGTTGCGCTTCAAATCCAAGAAGCGGCGGAAGAACTTCAACTTGATGGTGTGGATTTCTCAGGCCAGGCCGATGTCTGGAACGTAAAGCTGTTCCGCTGGCTCGACAACAAAGAAGACTCCGCTTCGTACCGAAAGAACGTCGAACAACTCGTGCCCGCGATCATGTCTGTCTTACCGCTTCGATACCGCGACCGTGTCGTTAAAAACGACTCGTTTGCCTACCGCATGGCCAGGTTGGAAAAAGAGGTGAGTGAGGCGAAGCAAGCTCTGATGCTCGATGCACCGAAGAAGGAAAAACTGAAGGAGTTAGGCGAGGGGATTTTCGAAATGTTCAGGATCGATCCGGACCTTACGGCGCCGCTGCTGGCGATGGTCACAACCATGCTGGGGGCAATGTGAAGACTTCAGAAAAGGCGAAAGCCGCGGTGCTCGAACACCAACGGCTTTCAGGTGCAAAAACGGAGTGTAATTGCGGAGCTAAGTATGTCAAACACAGCTGAAATTATCAATTTCCCCCACAGAACCGAACAACCGGGAGGTCGTATGGCCGACCTGTCGAACGGGTATACCAAGGTTGCTAACGAGATCCAACAGCTCAAGCCTCGTCTGAGAATGTCAGGCCGGGAGTGGCAGTGTTTTGAGGCGGTGATCTGGCTTACCTACGGCTGGAACAAGAAACAAGACCGCGTTACGAACACGGTGATCGCTGAGCTTACAGGGCTGAGTGATTCGCATGTCTCTGATGCGCTCAAATCGCTCGCAGAACGCAAAATTATCTTCAGTCAGAAGCAGGGCGTGATGAAAATCGTCGGTATAAATACTGACCTTTCTGCCTGGATTTTAGACAAACCGAAAACGGGAAAAACCTTCCCGAAATCGGGAAAAGTGTTACCGAAAACGGGAAAAACCTTCCCGGAAACGGTAGACACCCAAGACTATAACAAGAACAATATTAAAATATCCTCGTCTCGGAATTCTGACGAATCCCGAAACCAGAAAACTCAAAAATTTCTCTCTCGCCATCCTGAAGCTGCCGCCGGGATATACACCCCGGCAGGTAAATCATGGGGATCCGCTGACGACCTCAAGGCCGCACGCTGGATTTACGACAGGCTTCTCACCGTCAACGCATCGCTATCCGAACCAAACTGGGCTGAATGGGCAAACACCATCAGGCTGATGCGTGTCCAGGACAAACGCACTCACTACGAAATTTGTGACCTGTTCCAGTGGGCCAACCGGGACGAGTTCTGGAAAGACAATATCCTGAGCCCCTCGAGTCTGCGCAAACAGTGGGATCAGCTCACTACCAAGCGGTTGCGTGCAACCGGAACGGTAAAACCTTCCCGGGGCGGCATTGACCTGCATAACACCGACTGGATTGACGGGGTGCTGGAATGAAAAACCTCGCAGAGAACATTCGCAATTTTGACCGGGAACAGGCTCGCCGTGTGGCGCATAACCTGTCTGAGCAGCACACCGAGCGCGAACAAACGCAGCAGGTGGCGCAGATTATCAACGGGCTGTTCGTACAGCTGGCGGCCGCGTTCCCGGCAAGCCTAGTTAATCGCAGCCAAGAAGACGTGAACGAGATCCGCCGTCAGTGGGTGCTGGCCTTCAAAGAAAACGGGATCACCAGCATGGAGCAGGTAGAGGCCGGCATGCGCGCGGTGCGTCGCCAGGAACGCCCGTTTTTGCCGTCGCCAGGTCAGTTCATCAAGTGGTGCAGGGAAGGGCGTTGTGTTCTGGGGATCACCACCGCAGACGTGATGGCTGAATACTGGAAGTGGCGCAAGCTGGTGTTCCGGTATCCGAGCAGTGAGCAGTATCCCTGGCCTAAACCCATTTACTATCACATCTGCCTCGAGCTGCGGCGCCGGGGAACTGATGGTCAACTGTGCCACAAAGAACTCGAGCATGAAGCCGGCGACATTCTGGATATGTGGGAAAAGCGGGTGCTGGCCGGGAAACCAATCCCGCCTGTTCGTCGTGCGTTGGCAGCACCAGTGGCTCCGAGGGGGCCAACGCCAGCTGAACTTCTGAAGGCTAAATACGCGCGCCTAAAAGATGAAGGGAGAGTTTAACTGTGCGAGCAAAGATTCTTCAGATTCGTACCATACAGCGAATGAGTAGAAGGCTTTGTTTCCACAACGTGTTATAAACAAGTTACAAGTCGCCTCCTCTGGCGACAAAGAGGCATGGCATGAAATTACGAATCACAAGAGCAATCGGCCTCAGCAAGTTCTCGCCACGTTGGGTTAAGGTTATCTGTTTACGGTTGACTAAAAACGATATTGAGCGCTCCCTCAACGCGCTTCTGGCCACAATTGATGAAACTGAACTCTCTTCGGAGCAAGTCAAAGCATTGAGGGAATGCGTTGACAGAATCAACCTGGCAAGGGGAAAGGGGATGCAAGCGTGAGCGCTACTGCTATTGAGCCGAAAGAGATTTTTTATACCACATGCTCATTGCTGAACACATAAAGCGTAGCTGAAGTGACTGATGCTGACTGAGTGATGCGCGGAGAAATAGTTGTCTAATAACTCAATCATATTAATCACTTTTCCCATGGTACCTTTTTTATCTTGAGGATTAGGCAGTACGAAATCCTAGCTTTGGCCGCTCTATTGGATCCTACACCTCTGAACTGCTAAGGACGGAATATGAACGGATGAAAGCTAGCATGAGGTGCGAGTGGTGTTGAGAAAGGTCCACTGGACAATCATTTGAAAAATTCATTTGTATAAAGAGTCTTCTCCTTCTGGGCGCGTTTTGAACCTTCGATGCATCCACAGGTATTGCTCAGGGGCGCGGAGGATTTCACGCTCGATGATTTTATTCATATAAGCAGCTGCAGCGATATTATCGTCCTCCGGATATCCTAACAATGGATTACTGATATACATATGATAACCTTTTTTATCGCTCCGTCGAATCATGCTAAGTGTGATCAAATTTGCTCCAGCGAGTTTTGAAAGTGCGTACGTTCCGTTCGTTGTGGCTGCTTTTTTTACCGAGAAAAAGGGTGCGAAAACGCTCCCCTTAGGCCCGTAATCCTGATCTGGTGCAAACCACACAGCTTCACCGGCCTTGAGTGCATGAACTAAGCGAGATAGATTACGTCGATCAATCATAGCTTTATTTGAACGCATACGTCCTTTTGTCTGAACCCATTCCATCAATGGATTGTTGTGCGGCCGATATGTTGCCATCATTGGATGGCATAACCCCATTACTCTTCCGCATAGTTCAAGCGACATGAAATGAATCCCGACAACCATTACCCCTCCGGTTGCGTTAGCCAAGTTTTCAATCCCTTCTACGTCAAACCACTTTTTGACTCTCGCATCGCTCCAGAACCAGGCCATGCCAGTTTCCATCAGTCCCAGCCCGAGAGAAACAAAGTTATTATTTATCATCTGGCTTCGGGCAATCGGAGTCATATCGGGAAAACAGAGTTCAATATTCCTAACCGCTATACTTTCTCTACGTTTTAAAAAGGGCCTGGAGATTTTTCCAAGACCGGAACCAAGAGTATATAAAACCGGATAAGGAAGTTGGACTATAACCCACAGAAGTGCCAAGCCTGCCCAGGAAAACCAGTGGCGGGGATGAAGTAATTTGTATGTAAAGAGTTGTGACATAAATTTCCCTAAGCTAATGAAGGTTGTAATGCACATGGATAATTTGAAGAATTTGTTTTTCAGCGGAACGTTTCATTTAGATAATTGAGTTTTTTTCTGAATTCAGGGGGACAGATTGCGTGTGGGAGTGGATGCTCACTAAATGGTTTAGTGAGGCGAAAAAAATTCTTTTTCTATAAGACTCAATGGGTTATTAACGATATTCGAGGAATTGCCTTCTGGATTCATCCTCCCCAACATACTCAAAAGATAGAAGACGAATTGGGATTAAGTTATAAAACCAATAGCAATCATTTCGTTGAATAACTTCGCCTGGCTTGAAACATATCCCTGATGCTTCCCGAACAATTGCATATTTACCATTGCTAAATTTCACTCTGTGGATATAGAAATGTTGACCGATCTGTCCATGACAGCTGTTCGAAAGTATATCTCCTTCAATAAAAACAGATTTTTTATCTTTCATCATAATGCCCTCTACCACTATACTATAAAAGGAATGTTGGCATTTACAGATATCAGTTAAGTTGCAGGAACTGTTCAGCCGCCGATGCACCAGCATTCTGATGGCCTGAACAACAGTCCGCAGGCAGGACATTCCAGAACAGCATTTTTTCTTAGTTTACCTGCTTTCTGATTGGCTCTGTATGCGCATACCGGGCAAGCAACATGGACCGGTCTTTCTTTAAAATGTCTAAGTCCCTCTGTAAATGACATAAAATAACCTCTGAAAAATATAATATTTATTATACGCTTTAAAATATAAATTGTCGGGTTAAGTTATGAATATTTATTGCTGAATAAAATATGAGCTTTTAGAAAACAACAGTTTGATTTATGTTACAATATCCTTCTATGAGAAATTTATGATGAAATCAGAAGACACTCTTGACTGGTACCCAGCGCAGTTGCCGCCAGTAAAAATTATTTTAGGTGAAGCAGTGCTTGCTGTGGGTAAACAGGGAAGGCCGATTAATACACGGACCTTGCTCGAGTATCTTCAAGTCATGCAAGGTAAGCAAAAAAGACGTGATGATCAAGTTGCTATGCAGACTGCGATTGAAGTGCTTAGAGACAATCAGCGCATTAACGGTAGGCGTTAATGCGCTCTTAAGATCCCTTAGTTCTGAGTGATCTCTACTATGTGTCTTTGACCATCCTGCTTTAAAGGTATTCGGTCATCAGACAGTTCGATACCATCTAGTATAACCTGATACTCCCCGTTGCCACGTGTAATGGTAATCTCGTAATAACTTTCGTCATGTTGATATGTCAGAGAAAAAGACTCCCACTCTGCTGGTAACAGGGCATGTATGGTCAAGACATCACCGGAACGTTTTATGCCCATCAATTCTTCTGTAAGAAGACGATAGGCCCAACCCGCTGATCCGGTGTACCAACTCCAACCTGCACGTCCAGTATGTGGCGCGATGCTGTAAACATCTGCACTCATTACGTATGGTTCTGCTCTGTAAATCGCAACTTCTTCGTCAGTAGACGCGTGGTTTATTGGATTGATCAGTGACCAGAGTTGCCACGCACGCTCTGCATTTCCCATTCGGGCAAATGCCATCACGGCCCAGATAGCACCATGAGTATATTGCCCGCCATTTTCACGCACACCAGGCACATAACCCTGAATGTAACCGGGATTTGGTCCGTGTCCATCGAATGGAGGCGAAAGTAGCTTTATCAACCTGGATTCGGAGTTTACCAAATGCTTGTCCAGAGCCTGCATTGATTTACCGGCACGTCCACAGTCTGTCGCACCGGATAAAACGGACCAACTTTGAGCTATTGCATCAATCCGGCAGTCTTGAGAACTTTTGGATCCTAAAGGCGTTCCATCGTCAAAATATCCACGCCGAAACCATTCCCCGTCCCAGGCTGTCGCATTCAGATTTTTTTGCAAGTGTTCCGCCTCCGTGCGACACAGCGATGCTACAAGCTTATCTTGCTGACGCTCAGCGTGCGTCGCGAAACGCTTTAAAATATCGAACAGGAAGAACCCGAGCCAAACGCTTTCACCTTTTCCTTCGATGCCGACCCGGTTCATCCCATCGTTCCAGTCGCCAGCACCCATTAGCGGCAGACCATGTTGTCCAAAACGAAGCCCATGCTTAATGGCTTTAACGCAGTGTTGCCATAGCGTCTCTTCGGTGTGGCTGATTAGTGGTGTATCGTAAACGGACTCTTCTCCAGGCTGGAGCTGACGCCCTTCCAGATAAGGAATCATCTGCTCTAGTATTCCGATATCCCCAGAAGTGTCGACGTAGTGACAGACGGCGAGCGGGAGCCAGAGAAAATCATCTGAACATCGCGTGCGTACGCCGCTACCGTGAGGTGGATGCCACCAGTGCTGCACATCGCCTTCAATAAACTGTCTTGACGCACATAGTACTATTTGGTCGCGCAGGCGTTCCGGTGCAGCGTGGGTCAGTGCTAATGTATCCTGGAGTTGATCGCGAAAACCAAATGCGCCACCCGATTGATAATAGCCACTGCGCGCCATGAGACGACAGGCCATTGTCTGATATAGAAGCCAACCGTTAACTAGCTTATCAACTGAATGGTCTGGTGTTTTGACCACTATCTTATCCAGCATGCGGTGCCAGTGACGATGGACATTGTCCAACTCCTGTCGAACGACATTTTCATCCAAATAATGATCGAGTATAGTCTGAGCCCGGGCGGAGTTTTCCTCGCTGCCGAGTACAAAAATGAAGGTTTTCTGATCACCGTCAATTAGGGTGGTAACAGACTGAACTGCACCGCATGGATCCAAACCAGCGCCCGTATTTCCCGATAAACTGCGAAGCTTCATTGCGGCCGGTTTTTGCAAAGAGCCATTGCGGCCAATAAACTCTCGGCGATCACCTGTCAACGAACAATTAGGATCGTTGACAGCGAAAAATGCAATGCGTCCTTCGCCGTTAGCTCCGTAAAAGTTATTTGCTGTAACTCCACTACCACCCGGCACGACCACCGTATGTGTAACGATATGGGGAGCAGAACGCGAGCGTGATTCCCCAAGCGTCCACTCTACGTACCCTGTGACCGATAATTTGCGCGTGCGGCCCGAATTGTTACTAAGCGTCAGAAGTGCCAACTTAACAGGATCGTGTTCGCCAACCAGTATTGTCAACTCGCTATCTATACCACTATCGCGGTGCGCGAATACGCTGTAGCCAAAACCATGACGGGTTAAATAATCCCCGCGGCCACGAACAGGTAACGTCGTGGGTGACCATACCGTTCCGCTCTCTTCATCACGAATATAAAAAGCCTCACCGCTACGGTCGCTTACTGGATCGTTTTCCCAGGGGGTTAAACGATATTCATGAGCGTTCTCATACCAACTGTAAGCCTGTCCGGCTTCTGAAATGACGCTACCAAAACAGGAGTTTGCCAGCACATTTGACCAAGGGGCCGGCGTTGGAACATTTTCCTTCAGGATAATCTGATACTCCCGTCCATCCTCTGAAAACCCTCCATGCCCATTGAAGTTGAACAGATGTTCTATATGCGGCGTCCAGTCTTCCTGTCGATTGCTTCCCTCAGTGACAAAAGATACAAAGGGCCTTTGCGGTTTAATTGGCGAGTGGAGCCGCTGATTAAGTTGCTCGTTTAGCCCGCCGGCGCGATCGTCAAGATACATACATGCAACGCTCATCAGCAATTGCTTATCTTCAGAAGACAAATGCTCCCCGTTACGGACAAAAATGCCGCCCGGTTTATCCAGCAGGCTGGCTTCTGAACCGGCATAGATTAAATCCATAATCAGTGTTTGAAGGGCCTGCTGATAGCCACCTGCGCTGTTATTGAGGATAACAAGATCCACTTCAAGCCCTTTTAGTCGCCAGTAACGATGAGCCTGAATCAGTGTAGTGATAGAGGTCATACTCTCATCGCTGGTCACGCTATGCAGTACAATCGGTAAATCACCTGAAATACCCCAGCCCCACAGTCCGGACTGACCGCGGCGGTTACGGCTTATTACTTGATCGTCGGCGCGTAATTCGTGACAGGGATAGAGCACAGCACTAGCGAGTCGGTTAAACAGCGTTGCGTCATCTTCGCTGGCATTTATCTGCCTTAGCACTACCAGACTGTGCGACCAAGCAAGCTCAAAAACACGCTCAGCGATTGGGTAATCACGGTATTTTTCCAATAATGCCTTGCTTTGCTGACGGCTCTCACTGATGCCATAAACGATATCAATCGTTATCGGAATGCCTGGCATGAGTCTCACAACTTGTCGGATCGCTAGGACAGGATCCAGCACGGCACCGGAAGTATTGCTGAGCGGCCCGTTAGCATAGATAGCAGCGGCATCAGCCGGACTTCTGCCCCTTCCAATAAACTTAGCTCGGTCTGTTTCAAACGAGGCTTCATTATGATCATTGCTATGCACCACCATCATGTGAAACAGAAATGGGCTCGTTTCATCTGGAGAACGCGGTCGTCGATGGCAAAGAATAGCTTCCCGACTGTGATCAATCTCAGTTTCGATGAACAAATTACTGAATGCCGGATGCGCTAAATCACTGGTTTCTGGAGCAATCACCACTTCAGCATACGTTGTTAGCTCGAGCGTTCGCGGTAGACGGCCATGGTGTACCAGGGTGACACGCCGCAGCTCTATATCATCCTCCGGGGAAACCACAACCTGTGTCCTAACGCTAAGGGCTCCGAAGGTACGCCTGAATTCTGCGCCTGCGTCGGTGAAGATTATCTCATCGCTGTTATTCGCATTTCCGCCCATGGGCTGCCAAGTATTGCTCCATACCTCATTCGTATGCGGATCGCGGATATAACAGAACGATCCCCAGTTATCACGGGTTGTATCGCTGCGCCAGCGGGTAACTGAAATCGAATTCCAGCGGCTGTATCCTCCACCACCTGGCGTCAGCATCAAGTGGTAATGGCCATTTGAGAGCAGCTGTATTTCCGGAGTAGGGCTGTCTACATGACTGAAAACTCTCGGTTCATATCGCACCGGTTTAACCCTTCCTTCATGGGATTCAAAATGACGGCGAGGGCTGTAAAGATCGACTGCATCCGGGACGCGTTCCTGCAATAGAAGATTCGCCGACATAAAGGTGGGGCTTGCCATAAATCGCTCGATCATTGGGGCATCAAGCAGGATATGCGCTAGCGCCTGGAATCCCATCCCTTGGTGGTGTGCCATCCAGGACTGCACAACCGCGTACAGTTGCCCGGTAGCAAGCCGTGATGGCGTGTAGTCCAGCGCTTCATAAAACCCGTATTCGCCATGTGCACCGCTCTGCTCCAGTCTAAGTAAGTTTTCGCAGGCCTTCTGGGGGTAAACGAGCAGAGCCAGTAGTGTTGCATACGGCGCGACTACCATATCGTCCGCAAGTCCTCGGCGAAGACCGAGTCCAGGTACCCCAAATGCCTGATACTGATAATTACGCTGGACATCAAATGCATGATAGCCGGACTCAGAAACGCCCCATGGTACGCCACGTTCCTTGCCCCAGTTAATCTGACGTGTCACCGCGGATTTGCCCATTTCATCAAGCAAACTGCCACGCCAGTTTGGCATCACTAGATTCGGCATCAGGTATTCAAACATCGAGCCGCTCCATGACATTAACGAGGTTTCATTGTCGATATTGGTGAACAACCTTCCCAACGCATACCAGCTTTTCATCGGAAGCTGATTTGTCGCGATAGCGAGATAACTTGTCAGCCTGATTTCAGAGGGCAGAAGGTCATAGTGGCTTTTATCGGCGGTATTTGTGTCGCAGTTATATCCGACACTGAGCAGGCTGGTAGCTTCGCTGTAGAGAAAGGCAAAATCCATTCGCGCATGGTCATTTAACCTCTTTTCAAGTTCGCTGATGATATCCAGCCGCAAACGGGCGTGAGTAATAACTGATGCAGGAGGCGTTCCTTCTCCGGTATCGGTACTCTGCGCCAACCAGCTTAGTGTTGGCAATGTCTCGCTTGGGTATGTAGGGGGTAACCACGCGAGCAGATGTGACCATTCGTGGCATAATTCAACCAACTGATGCTCCAGATGCTCGGCCCAGCGCACCACAAGATCACCTTCCTGCTGACTCGCAGCGGTAAGATATTTGCACTGAGTACGCATTTTTTTAAGTTCGCTATAAAGAGCTCCCGAAGGAAGTTCCACTGAGCTGAAACACTGCTTTTGAAGCTCTTTAAGTGTATCCGGTGCCCCCGGCCCCCAGTGTTTTTCAAGAAGTAATAATGTATCGTTTAACCCTGCAAGTATTCTTTCGCCATTCAAAATCGGCTGGTTTCGCATGGCTAATAACCCTTCACGCAGAGTCAATAGATGTCCAGCCATATTACCGCTATCCACGCTTGATACGTAACGCGGACTGAGCGGCGCAAGTGTTCGAGTGTCATACCAGTTATATAAATGACCACGAAAATGTTCCATATTATCAAGAGAGTCGAGCGTGAGCGTTATGCGTTGTAAGACGCTGCCGCCTGGCAAATAGCCAAAATCCCAGGCAGTAAGGTTAGCCAGTAGTGATAACCCAATGTTGGTAGGGGATGTACGGTGCGCGATCGTCGGCTGCGGTATTTCCTGATAATTATCGGGGGGGAGCCAATTTTCTTTCGCTGTGGCGAAGGTCTCAAAAAAAGACCATATTTCTCGGCTTGTCTGTCTCAGCAGAAGTTTCTGCTTATGATCTGGCAAAAAGGGCTTACGAGCGGGTTGGCGGCTCAGCCAAGCCATAATAATGGGAGCTATGCACCACCCGACGCTAATGGGCAATGCGATGAACAGCATCAGCGGATCAAACACCAATGCTAGTGATGTGAGACTCAGACCGCAGGCAACATTCAGCCACATTTCCCGATAAAAACCTAAAACAGAGACACTGGATTGGTAGTTATCTGGGTTATAGCTTACCCATTGGTTGAGGTTACGCTGGCTTACACCAAGTCGCCAAAGCGTAACTCCAATAGCGTATAATGAGTAACCGGCCTCGTGGGGTAGTATCATAATCGTGAGACCGATACGTGAAATGCGCTTCAAGGCTCCAGCTGAGACCAGTTGCAGATGTTGTTTAAGGGGACGGCGGTGCGGTTTATGAACGAGATCCCATGCTATGCTAAGCGCCGCAGGAAGAAACCATATTAGCGTAAGCACGCTAAACCAGTATAAAGGGTTGGGGAGCCAGAGCAGCGTGCTCAATACAAGCAGCATGATCGACGGCGCTACCAGGCTGCGTCGGAGATTATCCAATAATTTCCAACGAGAAAGAATGGACAATGGATTTTTTTCCCTGCTTCCGTCAGCTTTTCTGACCCGAACCCTTAACCAATTGAGCAGTTGCCAATCTCCGCGGATCCAGCGCGTACGACGTGCGACGTCTGAGATATAATTAGTTGGATATTGTTCGTAAAGTAAAACGTCGCTCAGCAGACCAGAGCGGGCGTAACATCCTTCGAGCAGGTCGTGACTGAGTACGAGATTTTCCGGACAGACGTTGGCAGTGGACTGGACAAAAATATCTACATCATAGATACCTTTGCCTACGAACGATCCCTCGCCAAAAAGATCCTGATATATATCTGAAGACATCATCGAATAGGGATTATTACCCGGGATGCTGCTGCGCATGGCGGCGTAGTGCCCCTGACCGTAAAGAGGCATTTCCTCTGCTAAGCCTGGCTGTAAAATTCCGTACCCTTTAACGACTCGTTGGAACGTTGGATCATATTCTGGTTTATTCAGCGGATGCGCCATTGTGGCCACCAGTTTATGGGCGGTATCGCGAGGAAGGAGCGTATCACTGTCAAGAGTGATGACGTATTTAATCCGTCCGGGCAAAGCCTGCGAGGGAAAGCCTGCAACGCTCGAAAACTGGGTTCCCGGTTGGCGTAACCAGCTGTTAAGAAGAGCTAGTTTGCCCCGCTTGCGTTCATATCCCATCCAGATTCTCTGCGAATCGTTCCACACCGGCTGGCGGTGCAGTAGATAAAATCGAGATCGGCCGCTAGGGTTGCGCCGATTAAGTCTCTGCGTCTCAGCAATCGCTTGCCTTAAAAGGACAGTGTTTTCCTCGGTATCCTCAGTTGATGAATCCGGAAAATCGGTAAGAAGTGCAAAGCAGAGATTTTCATCTTGATTGCCAAGGCTGCAGACTTCCAAACGAGAGAGAAGTTTGCTGAGGCTTTCATAGCTTGTCAGCATGCAAGGGATCGCAACCATTGTGGCATATTCAACTGGTATCCCACTTGAAAAGTCCATCCGCGGCAGAGGTCTGGGAATACGAAAGCGTGTCGTTGCTTCGCTAAGCATATCGCTGGCGAGTTGACTAATGGCAACAATAAGGGGGAGTGCTAGGGGGATGAGCAACCAGAATATACCCTGTAGTGCAGTTTCATACAATATGGTAGCCGTAGCGGCCGTGGTCAAGAGACTCAGGCTACCAAGCCATGACAGAAGGGGCGATTTATTCATACTCTGCCGCAGCCATTTCAATAGAGACCTTTCAACTGACAACAGTTGTTCGAGTTGTGGCCTTCCACCCCCAAGCAGAAAATAACCGATATGTCGGTGCTCAGGATCTAGACTCGGTTCGCAAGACATTGCCAACACGCGATTTGCAACTTCCGGTTCACTCAAGCTCGCATCCCTGGCAAGCGTTTCAATCACATGGCGATAATGATCTCGGGTGTCGAAGTGCATGCGAGGATATATACCAGCTGGGTCAAGGCGTAAAGTTTGCTCGACTACGCTGATGGTCTCTGCAAAATCAGACCAGTTCGTTTCACTCAGCAGACGTAAACCCGAAATACTGTTACTGACGGAAAGCTGGCTGGCGGCAAGCTGCTGATTGAAGCGATGAATCAGGATCTCAGTTGTAACACCTTGCTCTGCAAGACGTTGTTCAATCCAATTCAGAGGGAGTGCAAGAGCATTGCCATGTCCCTGCAGACGACGAACCATTTCAGCGACAAAGGCACTGCTCAGCGGAGGGTGAGTACGCGCCATATCGGCAACAATCATAATTAGGTCGGCGGGAGCATTCTCTGCACAATCAAAAATCCGCGTTATCCACATATCTGCAAGATTTCGCTCCTGCTGGGCTTGGGTCACTTCGTTGCTCACACGACGCAGGTTTTCAATCAGCGCTAGACGCAGCATTCCTGGCAAAGCCCATATCTCCCCCAACGTCAGAGGTGTCACCTCTTGATAGGCGGAAATATAACTGGTAAGACTGCTGGTGTCCCAGCGTCCGTCGCCATGCGCTATGGCCTCTGAGGCTAAGTCATAAATTCTGGGACATCTATGCGGGTAGGCTAGTAGCGGAAGACCCTTACCAAAGCTTTTCGGTAAGTGCTGGCGTACCATGCGAATCTGCTCTTCAATCAGGTAATAGTTGTCCAGCAGCCACTCACCTGCGGGCATGATACTCGTTTTTTTTCCTGCATTGAGTAGATAGCAACATCGCGTAATTATCGTTTCATTGTCAGTTAGTCGTTTAAGAAGGTAGTACGGTAGTATTTCCGGAGACAATTTGTGCGTACGAGCCAGTTTTTTTCCAAAGCGTTCCAACTGAGGGGTAGAAAACAGTTCCGAACGTAAATAGTTTTCTCCTCCCCAATCGTTGACTGTGGCTGATATGTGTGCGCTGCCTTCGGGCAGAATACGAGATCGCTTAAACCACGCGATATGTTTCATTTTCATAGGGTTGCTCTTTTGCTACGTTAACGCGCAGGAGCAGATGCGAAATCAGTTCAGAAACGTTCTCTCAGGATGGGCGTAAGGCATCGGGGATTTTGACAACTGCTGATATTATATTAAGTGTAGAACATCGGCTGTGAAGCTAGCGCGGAGAGATAAAAAGTGCTTTACACCCCGGACAGAGCATGGGGCTTTTTAGACGCAGTTTAGAGGAAGACTGAGCGGATTTTAATCCGCAAACAGGGCAGGTGACGGTGGTGGTTAATACGCTTCCAAAAAGTTTCATTGCGTAATCGATAACAGACATGATGATTAGCCTCTCAATGAATGTATTTCACTCTATCACATCTGGCTAAAATTAAACCAATTTAAAAGTCACCCAATTTTTTAACATAAGTGATGTTTTTTTCTCTTTTCTAACACATCGCTTTCATGTTCGATTTAGAAGCGAATGAATTCCAACCTTTTAAAATCCTTATGTTATTTTGCGACGCGAGATCAGTTTTATCTAGGTTGCCGCCTGGATTGAACACTTGATTTGTTCTACAAGAAAAATCGGTTGATTCAAATTCGATGTTCTGAAAGCGTTGCAAAACCCGTAAGATATGTTTATAAATATACTGTATATACATACAGTAATTCATTGCGGAGGGAAAAATGAAAATCGAGTTAACCATTGATCGCATGAAGAAACTTCCTGATGGATCTATACCTGCGCTCGAGTCAGAACTGCTGAAAAGGCTCAGCAAGCAGTTTGATGATTGCCAGCTTACGATTAAGCGTGCCAGCCATGATGGGCTGACTGTTTTCGGGGGTGACAAGAAAGAGGTCGAACATATCGTGCAGGAGACCTGGGAAAGCGCTGACGAGTGGTTTAATTAATCGCGTGAATTTCACTGGAGCAGTTTCAAAGAGTATTGCTGTTTGCGCTCCCCTGGCTGTTCCCGATTACTGTTTACCGTGTCAATAAGTCGCTCTGGGGGAAAATAGTGTGTAGTGCAGATGCCTTTAATGCAGATGATCAATGGTACGACGTTGTCAGAAGGGCCGATAACGCAGTCATCTATAGCTTCCCGGCGGAAGGGAGATATCTGGTTTATCGAGTAAATGGAATAGTTTCATTACGACCGTTACTCGACGAGGAAGAAATCTTCACTCTCAACGGGTTTATGCAATTTGCAAAACGACTGGGGTACCGAGTTACACCACCGTCTGATATTATTCTTTCATAGGCCTGAACACCCTATACCTGATGCGCCACGGAGAGAACCATGGCGCTAGAATTACAACTTATCAAACACCATTCAGGAATACTGATCCCGGCTACTCCCGAGACCAGCGATATCCTGCAATCCAAAACCCGGCTCGGCGATGTTCTTGTGGCCGAGTTCAGACGTGTACGAAACCCGGCATTCCACCGACGCTTTTTCGCGCTTCTCAATCTCGGTTTTGAATACTGGGAACCAACCGGCGGGGCTATCTCGAGTAACGAGCGGAAGCTGATCACTGGCTACGCCAAGTTCCTTGCTTCGTATGGCGGGAATGAGGGCGCGCTGATCGATGCTGCTGAGCAGTATCTAGAGCAGGTTGCTTACCGGCGCGTCACGAATGGCATTAGCCTGTGCAAATCCTTCGATGCTTACCGCTCCTGGGTGATCGTTGAGGCAGGGCACTTTGATGCCATTCAGCTACCTGACGGCACACTCAAAAAGCATCCTCGCAGCATTTCATTCGCCAACATGGACGAGCCCGAGTTTCAGCAACTCTATAAAGCTGCGCTCGATGTCCTCTGGCGGTGGGTCCTGTCCCGTTCATTCCGCAGTCGCGATGAGGCAGAAAATGTCGCCGCACAGCTGCTTGGCTTCGCGGGGTGATCGAATGAAGTCTACATGGTTCCATCATACCGACTGTAGCACCGAACAGGCCGACGAACTGGTCAAGCGTTACAAAGCGCGCGGCGTGCGAGTTGAGCGCAGCCTTAACCAGGATTACGTGACCTGGACTGTCAGTGCATTCCTTCCGACCTCAAATACTCCAGCGCGCCCGGATAGCCGCTGGCGAAACCGGATGTGGGGGTGAACGTGAAGACATATCAAATCACTTTGCCTTGGCCGCCGAGCAACAACCGGTATTACCGGCACAACCGCGGGCGCACGCATATCAGTGCTGATGGCGTCGCGTACCGCTATGACGTGACCAGTATCATTCGAAGCGCCCGGCTTAATATCCGGACGGCTGCACTACTCAAAATCCGAATTGAATGTCACATGCCCGACCGCCGGCGCCGCGATCTGGATAACCTTCAGAAAGCTGCATTTGACGCTTTAACCAAGGCGGGATTTTGGCTGGATGACTGCCAGGTTGTGGATTATCGCGTTGTGAAAATGCCTGTCATTAGGGGCGGGAAATTAGAACTCACCATCACCGAGCTGGAGACCGCATGAATCTTGAAAACACTCTCAAATATCACTTCGCCAAATCGACAATGATTAGCGACTCTCCGCGTGCTACTGCGTCAGACTCATTAACCGGAACGGATATCATGGCCGCTATGGGCATGACGCAGGAACGGGCAGCTTTGGGTTACAGCGCCTTTCTCGGGAAGATGGGGATCAGCAGTAACGATCGGGAGAGGGCGATCGAATTGCTGGCCCAGTATGCGCTTACAAAGTGCGATCGGGTTGCTGCGCTTCGCAAACTGGATGCCAGGGTTAAGCCATTAGTAATGCACCAGTTGGCCACCTTCGCGTTCGAGGACTATTCCCGCAGCGCCGCCAGCGTGAAGCAGTGCGATGGCTGCAATGGGGAAGGATTTATTGACGCTGAGGTTTTCAGCATGGAGTCCCACACTCCGGCAAAAGAAAAGAAGATCGTGAAGATGTCTTTGCATATGGGTGTCGAGAATATTCGCTCTTCTGAGTATGAGGTGCGTAGAGAGGTTAGGGAAGTAGCGCGCGTTATCTGCCCGCAGTGTAAGGGGAAGAAGGTTGTCAGCTGCGCCTGTAGAGATTGTCATGGACGCGGGAAAGCCATTAATCAGGCCCTTACAGAACAGCAGGGCGTTCCGGTACTCGCTGATTGCAAGCGCTGCAGCGGGCGGGGGTTTGAAAGAATTCCATCAACTGAGGCTTACGCAGCTGTCAGTGAGATAACTGATGTAATCAGCCTCGATACATGGAAGAAGTCTGTTAAGCCATTCTACGATCAGCTCATCACCAGGTTTGACATCGAAGAGGCCTGGGCTGATGCGCAGCTGAAGCAGATAACAAAGTAGGGTATTATTTTATCGCGAGCTATTTACTTTTCCCGAATCTGTGGTAATTTTGCTCTAACGATGGGTTATTGCCTTCGTTTAAAGCCCTGCGGTTAGCCCCGTTGACCTGCCCCCAGGATTAGATACAACCGTCAGTTAGTAATGTCGGTTTGTTTACCTTCACATTTTCCATTTCGCCACCGTGCTGCAAACTCTGATGGCGTCAGATAATTCAGTGCCGAATGTGGA